AGTGGTCTTCCCATTTTTTTTCTCCTATAAAAAGTAGTCCTATGCCCGTTCTATGAGCTACGCTGTGGGTACAGCATAAGTCCGCCTTGCGGCACACTATCTGACATATGTATTTATCAAAGGAAGTTAGATCTGAAAGAGTTTTTGTTTATCTAATCTTTGGGCCTCTTAAATTTAAAACAAGTGTTCTTCTAGAATTCACGCCATCGCTTCTGTAACTATGCCAAGTATTACTATTTCTTGCAAATATAAAACAACGGTTTTGTTTCCAATCGCACCTGCTTACTTCGTCACCGTGTTTAGTTTCATACATAATAGTTCCAATATTATGTTCGGGCTGTAAATAAACTACGCAACTTAAAAGTTTAGTTTTGCTATCCCAGTGTACTGGAAATTCAAAGTGTTTTCCTGTGTCAACTACATTAAGTTCCATAAATTGAACACTTCCTACACGTTCTGGAGCGTGTTGTCTAAGTATATTAACACATCTGTGAAAATATCGATTATAAAAACTTCTTAAAAATTTTTCTGGAAGGCCTGCTGACTCTGATTTATTTTTCCAAACTTTATTTTTACTAAATTCTACACCTGTAAGACTAGGCGTATTAAGATTAACATTAGATAAAAAATTAAAATCAGATTGATCTAAGAAATTATCAATAATTTCGTGTTTCCAAGGAGTATGTATCATACAGTATTTATAAACGGACATCCGTGTCCTAATTAAATTATACTTTTACGGTTTTAACATACTTGACACCGCGATATATAAAGGTTAGTTCTTTAGTCATCGTATTTCTCCTATATTAACAGATATATACGATTCTTTTCACGCAGAACCTATGCGAGTCTCTAAAGCGGACTATACTAATTTTATTTAGCCATAAAAAAACAGGACCCTAAGGTCCTGTTTTAATGCGTTATCTAAGTAACTATATTAGCTAAAGCTAACATTGCTGATTCCTACTTTATTCAAGTAGTCACCGGCGTTACCAAGAGATGATGCAGTGTTGTTTAACTCGACATATCCGTAACGTGTCATAAATGATACAACTGGTTCGAATGAATCTGGGTCTAATACAACGCCTGAGCTCATTAGCGGGATATATGGGCAATAGAACGCTGCTGCGTCTGATTCACTTGAACCCTTATAACCAACTAGTACAGCTGAATCATCTGCTGCGTATGTGTTTACATAGATCTTCATAGCGTTGTTAAGAGTACCAACAAACTTAGTGTTTGTAGGAGCTTCAAAAGAACCCTCTGTTGTTCTAGCAAACGCAGAAGTAGTAGCAGATTGTAGGATAGTTAATGCCTGTGGAGACACAACTGCCCAGTTACCTGCGCCACGTCTTGTACGCTGTGCGATTTCATTTGATGCACGATTGATCATAACAGCTAGTGCTGCGTGTTCGTCGCCTACAAATGTTGCTGTACCGCTTACTGCTGCTTGATTGTAAGTATCTGATGTTGGTGCTAATGCACTTAACGATGCTAATACTTCCTGATCAATTTCAGCTGTAATTTCTTGAGCTAAAGCAGCCATAATTTCTGCTTCAACGTCAATGCCGTGCTGTGACTGAGCGTCTTGAGCAGACTCAAAAGTCCAACGAGCTGATAGCTTTCTGGATTTTGCTTCTACTGTTTGCTTCAAGATCTGAATGCTTAGTCTGTTACCAGCTGAGCCTTCTAATGCACTTGTTGCTGCTGCTTTGTCATCTAAAGCACCGGAATAGGCTTCAGCAATTTTGAATGGGCTAAGAGCCTCATCGCCTGCTGCTGTGTCTGTTCCGCTTGTTGAGTCGACTGCGTCTGCATATCTAACTCTTAATGTGTGGATTTGACCCACTGGTCCTGTCATAGGTTGTACACCTACCAATTCGTTAGCAATAACGGTTGGCATTACACGTCTAATGACTGGTAAAATAACACGGTTAAGTGTTGCTACGTTACCTGCAGAAGTAGCACCAGCTGTTGCAGCTTCAGACAAATACTTACGAGTATTTTCTAAAGTAGCTTCCATAACAGATTTCTTATTTCCTGTTAATCCTTCAACTAGGGCACCTTTGGTCTCCTGCCAGCGACTTTCTAGTAGTTCTGACATAATTATCTCCTTAATTTAATCCAGCTAGACGTTTAAAATCAACCAAGTTGTTTTTCTCGTCTGCTTGTCTACTAACGTTAGTTTGTGAATGGTCTTCACGGTTGCCTGTTACTTCTTTTGCCTCTGATAATATTGCCTTTTTGGCTGGAGTGTTACCGTCTATAACTGCCGGTAGGTACTTGTCAAACGACTTACGTAAGTTTGCCGTTTGGACAGATTCCAGTAAATCTATCATAATCTCTTTCTGATCCGAGTTTAACGGGCCAGTCAGTTCGTTCATAACATCTTTGCGTGTTGCTGCTTCAATCAAACGCTTCTTCTCAGTTGCCTGAGCTTCTGCTAATGTTTTAGCTTTTGATGCAAACGCTTTTGCTTCTTTAAGTTGATGATCTTTAGCATCAAGAACTTTCATTAGCTTTGCTGTTTCTGAATTTTCATTTAGGTAGCTTCCTGCATATTCTGAAGCAAAAGCTTCAAACAGTTTGCGACCGAAATCGTTTCGACGTGCTTCTTCAATATCTTCTTTAAGTTGTCCAATTTCTCCTTTAAGAGCTTTGTCAACTGTTTCTGATACTGCTTTAGCACTCCTTTCGATAAAGCTAGTTTTAACTTTAGCGAAGTGTGTCTTAGCTTCACGTACTAAACGTACTTTTGTTTCTGCTAAGTCTTTCTTGTCTTCGTGGAACTCTGCAAGTTCTTTTGCAAGTGCTTCGACAACAAATTCTTCAAGTTTTCCAAAATTTTCAGCCATTGCTTTTTGATCTTCGTGTAGCTCATTAACTTCTTTAGTTAATGTCTCCATAACAAATCCTTTAAGTAGATTAGCGTTTTCACGCTGTGCTACTGCATATTTTGCACGGGCTTCTGCTAATGATTTGCGATCTTCTGCAAATTCAGCAATTTCTTCTGCTAAACGCTCAGATACAAGTGTATCAATGGCTTCAACCATTGTTGACTTGTCTTGCTCATATTTTTGAGCAAATTCTTCACGTAATTCAGCAGTTACTTGATGGCGATTCTCTTTGAGTTTCGCGTCCCAAGCTTCTTGAATTTCGTTGCGCACTTCTTCCGAAACTACATCGTTTTCAAAAAGTGTTTTTAGTGCATCCAACATAATATTTGTCTCCTCGTTATTGGAGTTTACTGATTATATTAATCAGCGAATCCTTTAGATACTTTTGTGCCTTTGGGTCTTGTTTTGTTGCCTGTGCTAATTCGTATGCCTGCATTCCGCCACGTGCATTCATTAAATGTTCGTATATTGGCGTTGGGTAGGCTCCAGGAGCACTTGGTTGTGCTACTACATCTACCGTTATAATTTCAAATTCAGAAACTTCACCGTTTCCGTCTTCACTTACATTACCACTACCACGTGACGAGACACCTAGTTTTACGCCTGCTTCAAGCATCGTTTGTACTAGGTTCCCCATCGGTGTTGGTAGAATTTTTAATTTACCATAACCGTTTGGTCCATCCATCCACATATCTGTGACCATATGGCACACACGGTCTAAGTTTATATTAAGTCCTTCAGGATGATCAACTTCACCGAGAACACTATATCCTCCTGCTATCTGATCATTGAGAGTTTTGACAGCCCTACCTATTTCGTTTACAGGATATACACGTTGGTTTGCATTACGCACTCCGCCTTGTATGCAGATTCCTTTCATATAAAGGTCTTTGCCGCCTTTAGCGTTTTCGGTAGACTCAACAACCATATTTGCTTGGTCGAATGTCAAATGCTCTCGTAAAAGATTGTTCATCTATTAGTCCCTAATATTATTTGCCGACTGTTGATTTTTTATTGTCAGCAGCTTCGCCTGCGCCTTTTTTCTCAGCGCCGTGGCCTTTTGGTTGTGCTTTCATAGACTTAGATGCTTTACCGCCCGGAACATTTACGTTACCAGCTGTTTCATCTTTTGCAGAATCTGCTGTACGTCCACCTTCTTCACTACCTTGTACTAAGTTACCGGCTTCTCCGCCCATATCGTTAGCACTTGCTACAGTTGACTTAGTGTTTGCACCGTTGTCGCCCATAGTTGCAGTTACTTTTTCAACATACTCACGCATTTCTTCGTTAGCAGTTTTAGGTGTTCTTGATTCGTCAACTTCTTCTTCAGTAGCTTCATCTACTTCTTCGTCAGTTGCTTCTTCAACAGCTTCGTCTGTGTCTTCTTCAGCTTCGCCAAAGTTAAATGACTCTTCTTCTGAATCGTCATCTTCATCACCAGCATCCATATCGTCTCCAGCTTCGTCATCTCCGCCTTCGTCGCCAGCCATCATTTTTTCAAATTCAGCTTTTAGATCATCTAGTGCATCTTCTAGGTCTTCAACACGATCTTCAACATCGCCTTCTTCACCTTCTTCTTCGTCACCCTCTTCGTCGCCGTCCATCGCATCTTCGATGTCACCCATCATATCGTCTGCTGGATCGCCGCCCATTTCTGGTTCAGCTTCGACTTCAAATTCATCAAGGTCAAAATTCTCGTCAACTTCTTCGTCATTGCTTGACTCGTCAACTTCTTCGTCAGTAGCTTCGTCAACTTCTTCGTCAGTAGCTTCATCTACTTCTTCGTCAGTTGCTTCGTCGACTTCTTCGTCGGCTACTTCTTCTAAATCGTTTTCTAATAATGATTCGTAGATATCTCTTGATTTTTCTACGACAATCTCGTGAAATAACTCTTCAGCGCCGCTCTTATCTTCGTTGATAAGACGCTCAAGCATTTCTTCAAATTTATTTTGATCTGCCATTGTATTTCTCCTATAAAAAGTTTACCTATGGTAAGGCTGTCATTTGTATTTACTATTTATACGAAAAACTACGTAGATATAGGCCAAAAACGGCTATTTTGTAAAAATATTAGGTAAGATTGAACATTTGTTGGAAATCTTCAATAAAAATATTCTCTAAGTTGTTAAATTTATTTAGTTCTTCCGGACAATAATTATCTGGTGCTATTACTCTTTTGTATTCAATATCAGTATTTTGTTTAATTACACTAGTGGTTTGTCGCATCCAATTTCCAAAAAATGTTGCTCCGTCAGTAGATTTTTTATAATTTGCAGTGTCAGCATATATGTTATTAAACATACGTCCTTCTTTAGATCCTCTAAAATCA